ATATACCGTCAACCTTGAAATTGGGGATCTTGGCATTCAAGAAGTCGGTGGAAAATACAACAGATTGATTGACATACCGGGAGTAGGCGGAGACATAGGCGTCGTAAGAATCCGCCGGTACATAGATGGTTTCAAGGCTATCCATGGAGCTAAAGATGTTGTAACCGTTTGTACTCGGAACCGTCAGCCCCTTGAACGTGATCTCTGTGATGTTGTAGCAGTTGTAAAAGGTGTCATAACTGTAATCGAACTGTCTAAGCGCTTCACCAAACACAATTGATGTCAAATTCCGGCAGTTATAGAATGCAGAACGATATATTGTTGCTACCTCGTCCGGAATCACCAACTCGCCTGTGAGCTTGCTGCAGTTATAGAACGCATAGCTTGCAATGCTTGTGAGATTTTCCGAAAGCGTCAGCGTCCCGTCAAAGCCGCTACAATAGTAAAACGCATAGTTACCAAGACTCGTCACGCTGTCCGGAATTACCAGATCGCCCGTCATCCCGCTGCAGGATTGAAATGCGTATTGACCAATACTCTGTACCCCGCCGCCCAGATCAAGCCCAGTCAGTTTGCTGCAAGAGTAAAACGCATAATCTCCAATGCTCGTCACACTGTCCGGTATCACAAGCTGACCACCTAAGCTGGTGCAGTCATAGAACGCATAGCTCCCGATACTTTCCAAATTCGCAGGCAAGACAAGCTCTTCGATTTGCTCACGATACTGATACCAAGGAGCACTTTCAGCGTTATAATCACTCATTTCACCCGAGCCTTCAATTCGAAGTGTCCCGCTGTTTTGATAAAATGCCCAAGTCAGATCATAGCCGCATATCCCAGTGTCATAAGCCTCTTCTTCACCTGAAAGAAATCGAGGAGCATCGTATATTTCTCCAATTTCAGCCAAGAAGACCTCGTGATTATCTTCAAGCATTCCAGCCTCTGTCGAAGAAACAGGAGCTATATTGTCCGTTGCTGTCGAATCGGAGAGGCTCGTCGAAGAAGGCGCATAAAGATATGAGGCAAAGGCATCTCTCAAGCTCGCTTCGTCTGGACGCTCTACGATCATAACCTCTTTTGCCCGCTCTTCCCCTATATCAAACACGATTGCGGCGCAAAGAATGCCCACGTCATCACCAGACTGTACAAAGACCTTCTCCAAGCTATGACATCCCTCAAAAATTGACAGTCCAAAGCGCAGCTCACTGCCAAGGAACAAAACGGCCTTCAATCCCTCGCAGTGATAGAAAACGGCATTGCCAATTTCCGTGACAGTCTCCGGGACAATCACGTTTTCAAGAGCATCATTATAGTAAAAGAGCTCTTCGCCCAGTGCCGTTACTATATACCCGTCTATACTTTCTGGAATCTCAACTTCAATGGATGCATCCCCACTGTACGCTGTAAGCATAGCGGAACCGTCTTCCAGAAGGGAATAACAGAAATCCCCGCACATCAGTTCCCCGGCGAACTCTTCGAGAGTTTCCGTCTCATCTGCGTTCTCATCATTATCTTCCATCGTACACGAATCGTCCTCAGCATCGGAGAACACTTCAAGCGTTTCCATCCCCTCCGGGTTCTCTTCATCAGTCATATACGAAGCGTCCCCAAGAAGATTACCGGAGAATTCGGTAGCCGAATAATCATCAACATGGTCGTCAGATAACTCTGAATCGCTGGCGTCTTCGGAATAATCAGCCAACGTCTCTTGAAGATCATACTCCTCAATCCACAGTTCATTTTCAGCGAAGACTCGCATTGGGAGCATAGAAAGCATCATAGATAGCACCAAGAGACTGGAAATGATTTTCTTTTTCATCGTGTTAATTCTCCGTTCGACAGCATTATTTTGTAGCAACAAATCAATTGGCAAAAGAGAAATGGCCGACAGCGCAAAGAATGAAGATGAGGAATCCAAAGTAGTTAAACGACTTCACTATATTGTATTTTACCATGAATGTCAGGATATTATCAACAAATTTATTTCAAGATTTCTACTCATTTTCTACACATGAGCTCACACCTCCACTTCCCTCCCACACACAAACCGAAACACCATCCGCCCGTCCGGGAGCACATCCACCCTCTCCACCATGGCGTTCCAGCGAGAAGAAGTGAATGACACGGACAAAGTGTCAATTTCTCGCAACTCCCTCTCAACCTCATCCAACGCGCGGGCCTTTCTTTTTCTCCCTTCGATCTCCCGCGTTACTGCGTCCAGCTTTTTCTGGCCTTTTTGGTATCTCGCAGTCAGTTCCGCGTAGCGTTTGTCATAAACCTCCTGATCCTGCGGAGTTGAGGCGTTTTGCTGGATAAGCGCAGCGATTTGGGTGTTGATGCCCTTAAGCTCCTCTGTGAGTATGGCAGCCTTCCTTTCCAGCTCTTCGGTATCGCCCAACTCTGCCCGCAGCAGACGAATATCCTCACTGAGGCGTTCTCTGTCCTCAACGAGGATACTCAACGCTTTTTTGAACGCCGCCTTAATCTCATCCTCCGTCAGATGCGGCGTAGTGCAGCGCTGCGCGCCCGCTTCGCCGTTCTTCCCTTTCCGCCCATACTTTTCATTACATCTCCATATAACCTTCCGGTATGGATCATTCGAGTGCCAAACCTTCGGCCCAAACACACTCCCACACTCCCCACAAAAAATCTTCCCGGAGAAGGGACTCAGCCCATGATGATACCCCGCCTTCGCCTTCCTCCTCTTCATCTCATCCTGGACGAGCTGCCATTCCTCTGGATCAATTATCCCCGGATGACTATTTTTTACATAATATTGAGGCACTTCCCCCTCGTTTTTCTTCACTTTCTTAGTCAAAAAGTCAACGGTAAAAACCTTCTGGAGCAGCGCTTCGCCTTTATATTTCTCGTTTAAAAGTATGCTCTCAACGGTTCTCTTCTGCCATTTTTCCCGACCTGCGGGGGTGGGGACGCCTTCCCGTGTGAGAGTCTTTGCGATCCGATCCACCGTCATCCCCGCGATGAAATCTCTGTAGATTCTCCGGACAATCTCGGCCTCCTCCGGCACCACTTCCGGCAAACCATCGGCCCCTTTCCTATACCCAAGGAATCGGCTATACGCGAAGCTGACCTTTCCATCCTGCATGCGCTTGCGCTGACCCCAGGTGACGTTTTCGCTGATGGAGCGCGATTCCTCCTGGGCCAGGCTGGACATCAAGGTGATCAGCAGCTCTCCCTTAGAATCAAACGTCCAGATGTTCTCCTTCTCAAAGAAAACTTCAATTCCGTGGGCTTTAAGCTCCCTAATAGTTGTAAGGCTGTCCACAGTGTTTCGAGCAAAACGGCTGACGCTCTTCGTCACAATCAAGCTTATCTTCCCGGCAAGAGCATCAGCGATCATGGTGTTGAAGCCGTCACGACGTTTGGTATTGAGGCCTGATATTCCCTCATCTGCGTACAGCCCTACGAAGTCCCAGTCGGAATGGGAGCGGATAAACTTCGAATAATAATCAAGCTGGGCTTCATAGCTCGTCGACTGCTCGTCCTGATCTGTAGAGACGCGGGCGTATCCTGCGACCTTGCGGCGCGCCTGGGGCGTGATCGGCATGTGCAGGGGTATGGTGGATGGTATGACGGTGATTTGTTTCATATCGGCTCCCTCCAATCAATCATTCTTTGGGGTGGGTGGTGTGGGCGACCAGCTGTCGCTTTGCCCTCTGCCTTGCTTGCTCCTTCATCTCCGGCGTCCAGCTCTCGGCGCGGGATCGGTCGCGCCATTTCAACCGTGTCTCGTTTCCATCCTTGAACCTGATCACCAGCCGATTCCCGTTCTCCGCCCTGATTTGCTCCACGCCTTCGACGCTGGGGAGGAGGGTCTGTAGGACCGTCTCCGGTATCGCTTTCGACTGACACCCCTTCTTTCCTACCTTGTTATACGTCGCACACATCCACACCGGGCCAGTGTGCGTCACTTTCCGTCGATAATGCGCGCCGCAGCAAGCGCAGACGATCAGGCCGGAATATAAATATCTCGCTGTATAGCACTTCTCTGGCTTGGTAAACCTCGCCGCGCGGGCCTGACGGATCTCCTGCACCCGGTCGAAGGTCTCCTGAGAAACGATAGGTTCATGCGCTTCTGTAATTTCATAGCGCGGTAGCTGTCCCACGTTCTTTTGCTTCTTTTTCGTCAGGTGATCAGCGCGGAAGGTCTTCTGGAGGATCAGATTGCCTGTGTAGGTCGGATTTGATAAGATGTGTCGCACAGATGAAATGTGCCAGGATCGTGAGAAGCGCGTCTCCACGCCCTCCCCGTTCAGGATGTTGCAGATTGCCTGCATTCCCCGCCCTTCCAGGTACATACTGTATATTCTCCGTACTATGGCCGCCTCATCAGGTTCGATCACATACTGCCCATCCTTCACCCTATACCCCAGAATTGTCGCATCCCAGGGCTTCCCTTCGGAGAAGTTCTTCCTGATACGCCATTTTTGGTTTTCACTCGCCGAGAGCGATTCCTCCTGCGCATAGCTGCCGAGGATTGAGATCATCAGCTCTCCATCCGCACTGAGGGTATGCAACTTCTGTTCCTCGAAAAAAACATCCACCCCAAGCGCTTTCAGTTCGCGGATAACGCTGAGAAGCGTCACCGTGTTCCTTGCAAAGCGTGAGATGGATTTTGTGATTATTAGGCCAATTTTTCCCGCCCGGCAGTCTTCCAACAGTCGGTTAAACTGCTCACGAGAATCCTGACGTGTGCCCGTCTTGGCCTCGTCGGCGTAGACCCCTGCGTATTCCCAGCCGGGGTTGGATTGAATCATCTGGCTATACTGGCTGACCTGGGCTGAGAGGGAGTGCAGCATGGCGTCTTTTCCGCTTGATACACGGGCGTAGGCTGCGACGCGGATACGCTGAACAGGGCGGGGAGCAAACTCAATTCTTGAAACTTCTGGGGGCATCCTTTTCTCCTCCTTCGGCTTTTTCTACTGCTATATAGCCATACTTTTTGCCGAATAGCAAGTTATTTCTGAACTATTTTTCTCTTTTCTCCCCACCCTGCGGTGGCGCGCTCAAATGGGCTGTTCCGCAAAAATACTATCAAGGGGCAGACCATATTTCCTCGTGAGAAGCACACACGCCCTGGCGAAATCTTCCCGCGTCAGCACTCCCCTCTTGACAAGAGTCTCCACGAGGCCAAGGGATGTGTGGTAATATAAAAGATTCTCTGCATCATAGGGCGAGACCTCCCCCACGCTGGTCTTGGGCGGATCGTGAGTTGTTATAGCACTCCCGGCTGCAATACTTTCTGTTTTTATTCCCATAGCTCATGAATTCCTTTCCACAGTGCTGACAGGTAATAGAATAAAAGGCCTGCTTGTTTACATCTGTCGGGTGGCTATTCCACCATGCCATGCGGCAGGCGTCGGAGCAGAAACGGCGCTTTTTCTTCCCTCGATTCTCTGTGTGAACTGGTTTCCCGCAGGCGGGGCATGTGTTTTCTTGCTCTTTCAGCGGATGTCTGTAAATATAAGAGCGGATCGTGGCGAGGGGAAGCTCAAGCTTTTCAGCGATAGAAGGGGCGTTCGCGCCCTGCCTCCTCATCCGATCCAGCTCGGTTTTTTGATGGTTGGTCATGAGGTCTCTTCCTTTTAAAATATAGATTTGCAATGTTAATTCTTTTGTGTTACGGTAAATAGGTCAAAAAAAGCCCCTCAGGGCGGCGAATCCCTGAGAGGCTAAAAATACAATTCCACTGCCTTACTGCGCGTTATCAACGGGCGGGTAGATTTGCCGTCCATCTTCACTGAAGGCTGCATAGCCGGGATTGGCATCGACCATCAGCTTGGCGTTTTCTAAGCGCGTAAAGGCCCCGATCTGTGAGGACTTTTCAGGCCAGGACTTGCGGACGCGGTAGTATTGAACCTTCTCCTGCGCGGCGGATGTGGGAGTCGGTGCAGTTGTGGGCTTCTCCTCATCATACGCCGGCCGCCCATAGCCGAGAATGCAGCTGTCGTACACACTATAATGGCGGCGGGCTACCTGATCCCCCGTGTTCCCCTCGATGGTATGGACGGTAGAGCCGTCCACCTTCTCGACCAGACCCGTATGGGTTGCATTATCGAGAGATGTGCCGAAGAAGATCTGGTCGCCGGGCTTCGGGCCATACTGGTGGAACTGCCCTTTCTCTCTGTAGTATCGCAGCGAATAGGTGCAGCCCGCCCCGGCGCTTCTCTCCGGCTGACAGAGCAGACGCAGTGCGTTCTCGTAGCCGTATGCGGTCAGGAACCAATGATCGAGGGCGAGATCACACCATGCGAAGCCCTGCTTCTTTCCGTTATACCAGTTCGGCCATTTCTCGTCAAAATCGCGGGCGTACTTGGTGAAGTTGGCGCTCCCGGCGTTGGCTTCCTTTTCGTCAAGGGACGAATTAGAGCGTTTCTCTTTATAGCCAAGTTCAGAGATGGCCACAGCGATGACAGCGGAGGCGTAACAGCCCGTGGGCTTTTCCGGCGCAGCCTGCGTATATTTCTTCAAAAACATCTCACCGAAGGCGGCGCGTTCCTCCTGGGCTTTCTCGCTCTGATCGGCGGGGCGCTCAAAGTTGAGCATAACGGCGTCACTCGCTTCCCGGACGGTCTTTGCCGTGGTCAGGGTTTTCCAAACGTACGGGAACTCTGTCTTCATGAGAGCGATGAAATGCTCCATCTGCATATCGGTGTCACCGATGGATCGTCCGAGCTGCTTTGCGAAAGCAAGCAGGCTCCCTTTTATCGCCTCATGGGTGGCTTGGTAGAGCCCGTAGCCCGCCTTATCGTGGACAAAGTCGGTATAGGCCCCACTGTCCACAGCCTCTGTATACTCCTCATCCGTCATACCGAGCTTTCGCTCCGCACTGTTCTGGAGATTATTCGCCCGGAGATTGCTTTCCTTCCAGAAGTTGCCCATGGCCCCGGCCACACCGTTGGCGTTGCCTATGGCGGCATAGAGGCGATCCCAGATGGCTTTTGCTGTCTCCATAATATTGGGCAGCGCCGCATAAGCGGACTCAAGAGCGCTCTTACAGTCTGCGCTATACACACCATCCGGCGTAAGACCATAAACGGTCTGGAAAGCAAGCAGGGCAGCGAGTGTATTTCTTCCGAAGTCGCCGTCCGCCTCGCCACAGTTGAAGCCGCATGCATTGAGCATGATCTGCATCGTTTTGACGGCATCGCCCTGGTCGCCCTGTTTAAGGGCACTTGTCGCATCTGGCGTGGAGGCGGGCGTGTTGCCGCTCAACAGCGCAGCCACGTCCTCACGCACGTTTTCCATGGTCTTGCCGTATCTGCGGGACCAATGTTGAACGTCGCCGTGGTTTGTGCCGATGCCGAGCGCACAGCTTCCGGCATGATCCGTGATCGTGAGGAGTGTCAAGCCGTTATAGGTGAAAGTTCCCTGCGGATCAATGTTGAACATTTTGCAGAGATAGGCGGTCATTTCACAGGCTTCAGCATAGCAAGCGTCAAAATACGACTTTTCGCTCAACCCATCCTCGCATATCTCAAATTGGATATACACATCATTGCCGCTGCCTCTGCTGCCCGATCCGCAGCCCCACGGTCTGTAGTCCCAGGGCATGGTCTGGACGGCGGCCACAGTGCCATCAGCCAGTCTGCCGATCCAGAAATTCAGGCCAGCCTGGACAGCGGCGTGGTTCCAATCGTTGCCGTTAGGATTGCGCCCCAGCAAAGCAAGTAGCTTCACCCTGTTTGGGTCGCCATCATCCGGCTGGACATAACGCTTCAACGTCGGGTTGTTTGCCCCGGTGCTATGCCACAGGATGCCTTTTGGCGTGAACTTCCGTGTCCCCCTGTAGCAGGTGCTCTGCGTCATCATACACACCAAAGGCCTGTTGTGCTCGTTGTATTTCATATTTCCTCCCCCGCCCAACAAAATGGGCAGTAAAAAAGCACCGACCGTAGCCGATGCTCTGTTCCCCTCTTTATGCTTATCCCTTTATCATAGTCTTGTAGAATTCCCGGAGGCCCTTGTTTGTCAGGGCGATCTTCCTGGTCTGCCCGAGCTGCCGCGCTCGCCAGTTGCTGTACTCCATGACCTTCAAAAAGCCCTTCTCTCTCATCTCAGCAATGTCGGTCACGTCCTTCATCTGGTAGTCCCATGCGCCGCCGAAGAACCAGTCAGCGCACACCTTGACCCATTTGAAAGAGCCGGGCTTAATCTCCGGGTTGATGCGGGCTGTATAGCCGGCTGCTACAGCTTCATCCAGTTGGGCTTTGAAGAATTCAAATGTGGTCATTTTGCATTCTCCTTCGTCGCGGTCACGGTTCTGTGCTTGCCTTCGCCGGTGATCTCGACCTTGTAGCCGTAAACCTTCAGCTCCTCGGCTACGTTCTTCGCGTCCTCAATGGAAAGGTTTTCCCGTATGATGGTGTTTTTCATGTCGGCCCCTGCCCTTCTCTTTAATTTCAATGCTACATTACCGTACTGTCGCACATATAGCAAGAAAAAAAAGGTCGGAACCCGACGGGTATAAAACGAACAAAGATTCGGTCAAAACACGGTGGAAAGCGAACAAATCAGTCCGCCTTCTCTGCAAACGTCCCGCCCTGATAGAGGATGAAGGTGCCGTCGGTGAGATGCAGCCAATCGTTTTCGACCGCCTTGACCTGGACTACCGTCCCCGCCGGCAGCACACCGACCTTCTGCGCCTCCATAGACGGGGCGCTTCTCATGTTCATGAGGTGGGTGAGGCGGTACGCCACGGCTTCCGCACCAGCTTTCTCTGTGGGCGGCTCCTCTACAGTAGGGGTTGCCCCTTCATCACCGGGAGCAGTGGTCGCGGGTCGATACACACACTCCCCTTCCGCGTATACTTCTGCGCCCTCCGCATCTGCCAGCTTCTTCGCCGCCGTGAGTGTTTTCAGCTCTTTCAGAGCTGCGCCGTCTTTCATAACTGTGTAAAGCATTTTTGTTCCTCCCGATTCACACACGACTCTCGGTCGTGCTTTTTTGATGAAGAAAGAACGGGGAAATTACTCCCCGTCCTCAGTCCTCCGGCGTATTGTTAGAGGCGTTGCTTGCATCCGCCAGTCCCTCGCCGATCACGTAGCCGATCACCGTTGCCCCTGCCATAATCAGGGACGTGATCTGGGTTGCGGTCGTCTCGCTCTGCCCCAGCGCCACGAGCAGCATGGCGACAAAGGACGCGATAGACAGCCAGAACTTCCTGCTGGTCAGCTTACGGGTCCAATCGATTTTGTTCATAAAAACCTTCTCCTTCTCCGTTTTACGCCCGGATGGCGCATATCATGATTCAAATGTCTCTTTAGATGATGTGGAAAACCTCGGCCGGATTTGATATAATCCGGTCATATCCGATGATCACGGCTGAGTTCCTGATAAAGATTGCGGATATACGCGGTGTCCTGTGTTATGATGCCGTTGGTAATGCCGTTTGCGTCTACATACTTCTCATACTCCTCGGCTATATTCAGGACGTTCGTCCACTCGTCAGCCGAATGAGCGATGGCTGCCCTCGCCTCGCGCGCGAAGGTAAGGATACAGTGCCTGTGGTCGTTTATCCACATGCTGCGCAGCTGCTTTTCTACGGCTGCAAGGCGTTTCTCCGTTTTGCTATTCAGCTTGCTCCCGATCCATCCGAGAAGGCGGTCCCACGGGTTTAGCTTCAACGGGCTGATCTCTATCAGAGACAGAAGGACTACAATGCCGATGGTCACATACCCCGGGCTCATTTTGCTCATGATTTCATATAAGGTCGTCTTTATCACCTCCCCTGCTCAAAGAGCCTCTAAATGCCTGATCCAGTCGTCAAAGGTGAACTTTTCCAGCAGGACGCCCTCTTTCAGCACGCGCCGCTTTGTGCCGGCGATGATGTGGTTGCGTACCTTCGGATCAACCGATAAGAACAGATCACGATGCTTCCTGTAATACTCCTGGAGGCACTTCTCCGTCTCATAGCGGTACTTCGCGTTCATCGGATCAAGCCAGACGGGTTTGTTGAGCATGAAGTACGTCCCATAGATGAGAATGGTCGTGTAGTACCTGGCCTCTTCCACCATCCCGCGCTCAAGAAAGTCTTTGACGAGCCAGCTATTGGAGTAGATCATGCGGGTATAAGTTTTTGGGACATACAGAGGGTCTTTGCGGCAGATGGAGCCCTCGCGCCATTTCCAGAGATACAGCGGGGCCTCACAGTACTTCACGTCCTTCGCCACCTTCAGAGCCAGGCAGTTATAGCCGCTGTCCTCATGGCATTTCACGTCAGGGTGCCAGACGATGCCGTTATCCAGAAGGAACTGCCTGCGATAGATCTTCCCGTGGACAAAGGTGCTGTCCTTCTTGTGTGGAAAAAACAGCGACCGTCCCGTCTTCCGGTCGATGACCTCTTCCATGAAATCGACCACAAGAGCATCGCAGCCTTTCTCCAGAAAAGCGAAGATCGTGTACAGGGCGGTGTTCGTCAGGAACATATCGTCCGCGTCACAGAACATGACGTAGTCCGCCGTTGAAAGGTCGAACAGTTTTCCTCTTGTCCCCGGCAGGCCCGTATGATCGAAGAAGAAATACCTGATGGGGAACGAGAATCTTCCGAGGAGCCCCTCTGACAGCTTACAATCTGATCCGTCATTGCCGATGATCACTTCTATATCGTTTTTCAAATCCACGCCCTGCTGGATTGCGATGCTCTCCAGCATCGGGCGCATGACCTCATCGGTCTCGTTGAATTGGGGAATAAGCAGCTGCAGTTTCATCTTGCGTCTCCTTTTTTATTGGTTAATATACTGTGAAATTGCGTCGAAGATCGTCTGGCCGCCGTATTCGGAGAGATACGCTTCCAAAGCGGCTGCAAAGCTGGAGCTGGAAACATAGCCCGCTTCATCCAGGTCGGCTGCGGAGAGCAAATGTGAAAGCCCCGCGAGTCCCTCACTCAGGTAGGGCTCGATGTCAGGATTTGACAGATAGCCGGAAAGGCTTTCGTCCGTCACGTAGTTCCCGTCGCGCAGGTAGTCCTGCATTGCGGAGCTTGTCACATAGTCGCTTAGAGCGTCACTCAACCCACTGATAGAAACATAATCGCTGAGAGTTTCACTCAAGGCATCTGACGACACATAATCGTCCAAGTCAGATTCCGACAGATAATCAGCAAGTGCTTCACTCAGGTAGGCCGAAGACACAAAATGTGCCAGCTCCTCGCTAAGGTACGAGGAGGTCACAACGTCGCCGAGCGCCTCGCTCACATAGTTGCCTATCGCTTCGCTGAGGTACGACATGGTCACATAGCTGCTCATATCGCTTTCAGACAGGTAGTCGGAGAGCACATCGCTCAGCTGACTCTCAGATACGTAGAAGTCCAGATATGCCTCCAGATCTGCATCCGACAGCAATTGTGCCGCGATCTTGCCGGCTTGAATCAGGTTTTCCAGCGTGATCCGGCGGGTCGCGCCCCCGTGGTTCAGAATCAGGCTGTCGTTATTGTTTGCCGACGACGCGGCGGGCAGTTCGCTGATTTTTACACCCATGGTTTTTTCCTCCTTAATCGATATTGATTATTTCATTTCCTTCCGTGAGCAGTTGCTCTCCGGATTCTGTCGTGACGGCATCTGAATAATCCCCTCCCGTATCAATCAGGATTTCTTGTCCATCCTCTGTGAGCAGCGTATCGCCGCTCTCCGTTTCCACGACGTCGCCGGTATCTCCCGACGGGATGATCACTGCGGACGCACGGATTTTATAGATAGCTCCTGCACGTTCTAAGAAAAGGAAATCCGTCTCCTGGAGAGAGGTAACGACGGGCACCTGCGTGAGGTCGGATTGCTTGCCCGCGAGGGCGGCGTGGATGCCACCACTTGTGACGGGGTTTGAGCTTCCAGCCGTGGGCTCGTTATCAAACGTCAGCGTGTTTTGCTTCCCCTGTAGGGCGCTGTACACACCCCCGCTTTTGACTACGTTATTGCTGCCCGCAGCTGGGACGTTATCAAATGTCAGGGCGTTCTGTTTATTAGCAAGGGCGGCATTTACCCCTCCGCTGGTAACCGGATTACTGCTCCCAGCCGTCGGTGCACTATCAAATGTAAGCTTGTCCTGCTTTTGCGCAAGCGAAGCGTGTATGCCGCCAGAGGTGACTGGATTATTGCTCCCCTGTGTCGGTGCACCATCAATCGTCAGCTTATCTTGCTTCCTGGTCAGTCCATCAGCGTTTGCCCGAATTTGGCTATCAATGACGTCAAAATTGTCATTCAGATCTTCAATTCTGACCAGGTCTTCTCCGTCCGGCTTGATCAGGTTATAGTTTCTCGTTCTGGTTGACATAATGCGTCCCTCCTACTCCCCTGTCTCTGTAACTACGATACGGATTGTTTCCCCGCTGTTCGCCTCATAGAGCGCGTAGCCCTGCGAAGGGGTTGACTCCCCTGCCGGAAACGCACGATATATCTTCTTGTAGAGATACTGCTCAAAGGACGTGCTCTTACTTCCATATACGAGGACAAAAGCATCGGATGCGCTTACTTGCTGTGCATAACTCGCGCTCAGGATAGACCTGCCTGTTTTTTCTCTCAGGTCAAACCGCAGGACATAGCTGTTATTACAAGCGTAAGACACCGTTTGATCCGCGCTGTTGTAGTACGGACGTATTGGGTTGCTGAAACTGCTCTCGGCTTGTATGCGTTCTACGAGTTCCCCGGACAGATCGAAGATATCAAAGCTACACTTCGTCTTGTTGCAGATACCAACCCTCGAATCATCAAGGAAAACAAGCTCAGCCTGATAGGAGTCCCCGTTATTGACCGTGAAGACATCTTCGACCGCGCCGCCGGACAATGAAGCCCTCTTAATCACAGGAGTACCGCTGTTGTTTGTGTAAGCGGCAATATACACTTCATCTGGCCCGGTGCAGTAGTAGGTATAGCTTTGGTCTGTCGTGTCGCCCAGGTCTATAATCTTCGCCGTGTCCGAGTAGCTGCTTCCGCCGGAAAGGCAGTCAATAACGAGGGCCTTGTCAGCGCCGCTCGTATTCCGGCATAGCACCGCAGCGTAGGTTGAATTACCCGACGGCTTTGCCACCTTCTGCAAATAGTTCCACCCGGTTAATGGTCCGTTGTTTGGAATTTGGGGGGCATCGGTCACGGCCGAGCAACTATCCTTATCCACAATGAGGAATCCGATCAGATCCGTCTTTGCGGAGGAGTTGTATAGATTTGACCCTGCCTTGTAGCATCCGAAAATACCAAGGAAACGTGACGTATCAAAGGTTGCGTTTGTCGTACCGCCTGTTTTCCAGCCCGACGGCAGCGTCGGCTTATCTGCAAATGGGAACGTATCTTCCCTTACAGGCCAGCCGGAGTCGCTGAAGCGATAGGCGGCGACCTGAGTACCGAAGAAATTCCCGGACATGGATACCCCGACATACATTGAATCGCCGTTTTGACTCACGCCGGCGCTTGCGTTGTTTCCGAAGGAACTACCCGTATCCACGTAACTTGAACGAAGATACACGGCTTGTCCCGCGCTGAGGTGTTGGCCGGCAATCGCCGTTATCTCGGGAAGAGTTATAACAGAGAGCTGGTACTGAGCGTAATATTCTCGCTGTGTATTGGGATCGCGCCAGTATGCGCGGATGGGAAGCGTTTCATAATGGCCGATGATGGTTCCAGCTCCTGGTTCAAAGGTTACCTCCGCGAGATCAATGGGCCTTGTTCTTCCATCGGGAAACACCGCCGTAATGACAGCCCCTGACAAATCCAGCGGATCGCCCTCCTTCTGCTGGGCATGATCCAGACTGGTGAAGGTCACCTGTTCCGGGCTGTTGTACAGCTCGACGCCGATTTCATGCGTCGCATAGTATTCTCGCCCTGTAGCGGGGTTGCGCCACCGCGCCTGGATGGAAATCGGGTTCATATGGCCAATGGTTGTTCCTTCGGCGGGGGAAAAGATCACGCTGGATGCGTCCACGGGCCTTGTCGTCCCGTCCGTGTACACCGCGGTCAAGGACGCCCCGCATAGATTGAGAGGGTCGTATTCGCTCTGGGTCTCATAATCAAGGCGGTTGAAAACCAGCCTTTCCACATCTGCAACTATGATCTGCGTATCAGCAGTAAACAAATTTCCCGCATGGTCGGTGTAGCGGGCACTGATCGAAAACTCCCCTGCATAGTTCAGCGGAGCGCCTTCATCCGGCTCATAGCCACAGGAGTCGGTAATGTCTGAGGCTGTGCCATCCTTGTAGAAGGCCATCACTTGGCCTCCGGTGAGCGTCAGCGGCGTCCCTGCGTACTGCGGACTGTTAGGGCTCCGCACCCAGTCTATTTTGCTCGTGACGGCGTTGTAGCCGAAGACCACAAGGCGGGCCTGTCTTTGAAATAATCGTAGTGAAATAACTCTCACCCCCCTTAGGACTTTACCTTCACATACGTTGTATCTCCGTAGGTGACGTTGGTGTCAAACAGCTCCGGGAATTGCTCCCGGACTTCTTCGTACAGCGAACCCTGTGAATAGGTGAAATACGGAACTCTCCCGCTGTGTTCAATTCCCGTGCTGCCGGCAGATGCATGCCCGCCCTGGACGATGGCTTTGAGCGTGGCGAGGTTATGCGGCACCTCGTCATACCAGCACCAGGGCAGTGAAAGTATGCCGGGGATATTGACGATGTTGTCACTTGGAAACGTCTCATAGTTCGTGTACATGGTATCATCATCCACGTCCGGCAAACCAAGTCCAGCCATCTTTCGGCAAATGCCGGAGGTCGCCGAGTTATATCCACCCTTCAGTCCCGGATCACAACGGATATAGTCGGAGGCATTGAGCGTAAATGTCAGTACATGGATCTGGTTGTATGCGTACAGATTTGTGTACGGGTAATCCACACAGCTCGGGCTTGGCAGCGTCTCAGGCAGGCCGTTTTTCTTCATCATCGTTGCAATGACGTAGATATCTGCCGTCGCAATGATAGCGTTCTTTCCGTCCGCTGAGTAATAGCTCCCCGCTGGAATGATCATATACGGGATGTTGGCGTACTGGTCAGAATCCGGAATTTCATATTCGGCAAAAGCGCCCTTTTTATTCAGATAGTCCAGAATGCTATTGTAGTAAGCCTCGGACAGATAATAATCGCCATCGGCGGGGATATACGGCACGTCCTGAGGATAGAAGCCGTCCCAAAAGTTGGACGGGAGATCTGCGGTGAACACAAGGCCGAGGGATTCGCCGATGAGCTGGCCAATCACATCAATTGGAATAGTGAATTGTTCGACATTCAGTAGCGTCTCCGCATAGCACTGGCCACCGCCCGGCATCGGATAAGTCGCATGGAGCGCCGCCCCATACGAGTGCATGATCGTCCCGTCAGGCGGGTAGAAGGTACAGAGATCGGTGACTGTGATAATGTCGCCTGAGGTCTTATACTTCAGAGCAACGGTAACGCCCGTCAGATCCAGCGGCTCGCCGTCGGCGTAGTCCGTTTTGTTCGGGCCGTGGGTGAAATACAGCATGTCAACCATGTCAATGTTGAGAGTGTACTGGGCGTAGTATTGAGAACCCGTCTCCGGATTCGTCCACCGAGCCTGTATGGGGAGCGTTTCCATATGACCTAGGATTGTTCCTTCGGCGGGGGAGAAAACTGCGCTGGAAGCGTCCACGGGTCTTACAGTCCCGTCCGTATACTGTGCGGAAAGGATGGCACCAGAGAGGTCAAGAGGCTCTCCTTCCTTCTGGAGGGGGCTAGCTATGCTGGTGAACAAGAGC